GACACCGCAAAGGTTCCGGGAAATGGGCTTCGGCATCGACATCTCCGAGCTTGACGATACGGAGCTGCTCTCGCTGTGCAAGCAGGCGTCGTCAGTCGTCGACGCCTACTGCAACGTGCCCCGGATCCCGTCGAAGCATGACTTTCGCGGCGGCACGATCACGCAGGAGACGCACACCTGGGGCTATCCCCAGACGCCGTTCGACATCGGCCGGCGGCGCCAGTACCTGTTCCACTACCCGATCCTCGCGATCCAGCAGTTCCGCATCTACGTCACGAACACCCAGTACGTCAACATCGCCCCGACCGAGTTGATGATCAACCCGACGGAGCGATATTTCGAGGTGGTGTCCCTGGCGATGACGGGTACGGGTCTGTTCAACGCCCTGATCATCCCCAACGTCGCACTCGCCGTTCCCCTCGCGAAGACCAGCTACACCTACGGCTGGGACTTCAACGAGACGGACGAGGAGATGACCTGCGCCGATGGTCAGACCTGGCGTGCGCAGAACCAGTTCTGGCACGTCGATACCGGCCGCGAGCCCGTGATCAAGGTCAACGGCACGGTCGTCACCACGGGCTACACGGTCGACGCGAACGAGGGAGCGGTGGTCTTCAACGAGAACCTGCTCGCCACGGACACGGCAACCGCGACCTACCACTACAAGCTCCCGTCCGACATCCAGTACGGGACCGGGCACATCGTGGCCCACCTCCACGGACAGGCCGAGCTGCAGTCCCGTGGCATGGCGCACCTCACCAGGCTGCGCGTGGCCGAGGTGGACATGGAGCGCGATCTACGCCGATCCCTCCCCACATCGCTGATCGCCGGCCTCGACAACGAGGTTCCCGAGGCGGCGCTTCTGTTGAGTGCCTACAGGGCCGACAACATCACGATCCGCTGACATGCCCAGACAGGATCGCCTTCTCACCCAGAACCAGTTGAACCAGATCCGTGGTCTCGCGATGCTGGGCATGGTCACCCCGCTGACCATCGAGCGCAGATCCGAAGCTCCCCCTCCTGCCGGCGGTGATTACGGGGATGACTTTCTCGCTTACAGCATCACCAGCGAGACCAGGCGTACCCAGGTCCAGGGGTGGTTCTACTCAACTCCGACCCCTACCCAGGACGTGGACACGGGGATGGTCGTCACGGTCAACACCTATCGCCTGTTCCTCCCGGTCGGGACGGACATCAAGGTCGGGGATCACGTCCACGTCGACACCAATCCCAAGGATGACTACACGGTCAGCGACACCACGGCTGAGGGGACGTGGCTTCCATTGCTGACGTGCAGCCTGAGGAAGCGCGAATGACGCTGCAATGGATCGGTGAGGCCATCTTCGCGGCGGCGACGAATGCCCTGAGCGAGGCAGCAGTCGTTGTCGAGACACGGGCTAAGGCGCTGGCCCCGGTCAGGAACCTGTTCACCGACACGAGGTACAACATCCGCTTCAAGCGGGCCAGCGAGGTCGAGCACGACAGGGCCCTCCGGACCATGCTGGGCCTGGGCCCCGATCTTGCGACAAAGGCCCCCAAGACGGTCTACAACCGGGGCTCGGCCACGAGTGGTTCCGACAACTACTGGCAGATCACGGGCGGTAAGCCTCCACGCCACTGGCTGCGGAGAACCGTGAACCCCGAAGGCGGGCGAAAGGTTGGACAGCTCGATCCACTCGGCGCTGGAGGTGCGCAGTGGCATCTCTCCAACTACCAGGCCGAGATGAGGGCCCGGCAGGAAGCCAGAAACGCCAATGTCTTTCGCCCGCCGGAACCGACCACGTTGTCCCGCAGGGGGGCAGCAGAGGTCAAGAGCGGGCGTGCGGACTACATGAGCAAGATTGGAGCGGTGTCCCGGATGACGGTGGGGGGCCGCCTGCGGGGCGAGATCTTTGCTACCCGGGCTGTGCCCAAGGGAAAGCGTGCCGAGGCGTGGGTCGTGTCGCCCACGGGGTACGCCAAGTTCATGGAGTTCGGGACGCGACACAACGCGGCCCATCCATACCTGCGACCCGCTCTCTTTGAGAGTAGGGAGACCATCGTCAGCCTGGTGAAGGCTGCTGTCGCCGAGGCCGCTCGCACCAGCGGCGGGGCGGGAGCCATCGAGATCAAGGTGCGATTGTGAAGGGGAACGGATGACCACGTCCTCCGCCCCCATCAAGCGAGCGATCGTGCAGAAGCTTCGTGCTTCTCCGGCTCTCGTGGCCGCCATCGCAGGCGGGATCCATGAGGGGATTGCTCCCCGCAAGGTCAGATACCCGTTCCTCACCTATCAGCTCGTGGCCGCCCCGTATTCGTATACCTGGTCAGCCATGTTCCTGATGGTGACGATCGACGTGTCGGTCTTCGCGGAGAACCCCGTCGATGCCAACAACATCGACGCGCTCATCGCAGCGGCACTCAACGAGGCTGTGCTCGCGATGGATGAGCAGAACAGCATGCTTTGCCGACGGGTGGCTGATCTGCCGACGGGGCCAGACATCGACTCGGAGGGCAAGCGCATCTACCAGGTTGGAGGCTCGTACTCCATCTGGACAGAACAGCCGGGGAGCTAGCCCATGGCTGTGACCGTGATCCATGGCAAGAACGGTGCCATCTACGTCAACGGAAGCAAGATCACGAACAAGACAGAGTGGACTCTGAACATGTCTCGAGACTATGCCGATGTCTCCACGTTCCGTGACAGGAACAAGGTGTATGCGGCAGGTCTTCGGGACATCCAGGGGACCTTCGCTGGCTTGTTCTCGACCGACGGGGACCTGTCGATCCAGTACAGCGACGGCGTTGCCTACAACGTCCAGTTGTATGCGGATGACGGGATTCTCCTAGTTGCCGAAGGTCCCGCGTTCCTTGATGCGAGTGTCACCGCCTCGGTCTCTGATGCTGTCCGTTGCACGGGCAACTTCAGGGCTGCCGGGACCTGGACTATCTACTAGCTAACCTGAAAGGAAAGCCCCGTGGCAGTCGCAGGAACCGCCCTTCACGGAAAGAATGGCGCGATCTACCTCCATGGTCCCAAGAACGGTGGAGGCACCAAGCTCGTCAACAAGACCGAGTGGACGCTGAACCTCAACCGTGACTACGTCGACAGCACGGTCTTCGGCGACACCAACAAGACGTATCTCGTTGGTTTGAAAGACATTCAGGGTACGTTCGCTGGCCTGCTCGCCACCGCTGGCGATGCCCAGGTCAACGCGGCCAACAGCGATGCGATCGACATCTACCTCTACGGTGATGATCGCGGCGGCTTCGAACTGCTGATCGCCTCCGGCCCCGGCCTGATGGACGCAGCCATCACCGCGTCGAACACCGACGCAATCAAGACCAGCGGCAACTTCCGCGCAGCCGGCCCTTGGTCCGTCTTCTCGAGCGGGTCCCTGACCTAGCTCGTTCCCCCGTAACATCCGCGAGAAGGCCGGGGCAGTTTGAGAAAAAGCCCCTCCTGGCCGCACTCTGCCTCGGCAATCTCGCGTTGAAGGATGGCGATGGGATACCTCTTCAAGACGATCCGTTCCGGCACGTTCAAGCCGGCAGGGATCATCGACATCCCCTTCCTTGGGGCCAAGGTCGGGGAAATCCAGAACTGGACGTTGCAACGGCGTGGAGATGAAGGACCGGATGCGGGCCTTTACGATCTTCATGCCGTTCTTTCATTCGTCAGCAACGCTCTCTGGGACGACGACGAGTACACCAAGCGAGTCGTCGTGAACATCAGTCCACTCAAGCAGTACAGGCTCGAACAGGTCCCGGGGATGCGAACGGTCCTCACCGGGCGGAGCCTTCTGATCGAAGGAGTCACCCTCAATGTCGCGAACCGCAACTCTGACACCTGATTTCCTGGAGGAGACGGTCTTCATCCGGGGCACCACCTACCGCCTTCGCGAGCTGTCGATCGGGGATTACGACGAGCTGGTAAAGAAGGCCACCAGGAGCGTCTCCAACCCCATCACGGGCGAGGACCAGGAGACGGTCGACAACTCCCTGCTCCTCAAGCTCATGGTCATCCGCTGCTCGGTCGAGCCCAAGCTCACGCCCGAGTCTCTCGTCGGACTGCCCATGCGCGTGGTGCTCAAGCTCAACCAGACCGTCAACAGGATGCACTACGGCGACGAGCCGGAAGTCAAGGCCGATGACACTGCGAGCGAGGTTGAGCCGGGAAACGCCTGACCACTCGTGACCTCATTTTCCGTATCGCTCGCTGGTACGGGAAGTGGCCTCACGAGGTAGCAGCCCTCCCTTTTCATCTCTACCTCGCCTTGCGCGAGGACTGGGTAAAGGTCCACGACCAGGGCACCCCCGCCGAACGCGGCGCCACGCCCGAAGAGGTGGTCGAGTTCAACGCTGAGACTTTCAAGGGAGAGTCGGTGTAGCGGTCGGGAGATCCGATGGCTGGCGAAACGGGAGAGATCAGCAGCATCGGCGTGAAGCTCACGCTCGAGGCTGGGGAGTTCATGACGGGCCTCGGCAATGCCGAGAGCCGTATGAACACGCTCCAGGAGCAGGCCAAGCAGGCTGGATCAGGAGCAGGCCAGGTGGCTGGAGGGGGTTCGTCCCCCTCCCGGTCTTCTGCTGCCCAGGGATCGACCAACGTCTCGGTGAACCTGACCGTCAGCAAGGCAGCGATCAAGGAACTCCGCACCCAGATCACGAGCGGTCTGGGTGCGATCCCGGTCACGATCGACCCCGTCCTGTCCAAGGAGGGGATGGCCTCGATCAAGACCATGCTGGGATCGGTCGTCGCGGACATGTACGGCACCTCCCAGCAGACCTCCGAGGAGCGCGTCACCCGGTCGGTGCGCAAGGGTCCGCAGCGTCGTGAGTACGGCGGCCCGGTCACCTCCGGCCAGCCCTACATCGTGGGCGAAAAGCGCCCCGAGGTCTTCATCCCGCGACAGTCGGGATACGTCCTCCCGAACGCCGACCAGTACCGGCGACGGGAGATGGAGAACGCCCGCCGCGAGTCGCAGCGGTGGAACGATCACCAGCGCAACCTCAACTCCTACATGCACCGCATGGCAGGCGGCCCTGTCGAGCCCCAGGGGCCCCTACAGCGCCGCCTGGCGGGCCTGGCGCCCCTGGAGCCGCAGCGCCAGCCTGCGCCCCCTCCGCAGCCCGTAGAGCCGGAGTGGATGCGCCGCGCCAGCGAGCGCCGGCTCCCGCCCAAGGTCTACCGCATGGCCGGCGGACCTGTTGAGGGCTACAGGCTTCAGCAGGTCCCTCGCAGGGGCGGGATCCACCTTCAGGCGTACCCCACCAGCGGCGTCATGTCCGAGTACAACGTGGGGATGTACGACTTCAACGACACCGCCAATGGCGGGCTGGAGCCGGCCTACGCCCATACAAGCCCGCTTCATCGGAGGATCGGCCTCGCAACGTGGGCATACGAAGAGGCAGAGCGGCGCACGGGTAGGACCCTCTCGCCGCCATCTCGACACTCCCGTCTGGCCGAGAAGCTCTGGAGTCAGCCCAACCGTCCCTTCGGCAAGCGCATGGGCGGTGGTCCGGCTCGCCCGTCGCGGTCGCTCGAGGCACGCGCCCTGCGCATGTTCGGCGAGACGGACGAACTCAGCGAGGCCGGGTACATCACCCCCTCCGGGCGTTACCTCGATTTCAGTGGCCGGCATCAAGCCGGCGGCTATCGACGCGAGGGGACCAGGTTCGTCCCCGAGGGCCGGCGGAGCGGACGTGACTACCTTGCCGGGCAGCGGAATGTTGACCACCGCGAGGTGGCGCCGCTCTTCCCTGGTCGTTCCCGGCGTTATGACGCCGAGGCGATGGAGTGGATGCAGGGACGTGGCTATG